AAGTCGTCTAAAACGTCGTCGACAGCCTGGGGATTGAATCGTGTGGCGGCACGTACCCGAGTTGCATCCGATCGACTCATGTCCCCGTTTTTCACCTGGTCGCGGACGAATTCCCGAAGGTCGCGACGGCGGTCCTGTCTCTCTTTTCGATTCAACATCTTCTGTTTCCTTTGTCTAAATGGAGTTACCTCCAAAGTATTAGGACTCGAACATTTCTTACGTACTCCAATCGAGTGGAGTCCCAGCTTAACTCGTTACGTATAAGTGGTGCGTCGTTCAGTCACGCCAAAAGTAACATTGGCCGCCCCTGATGCCGTTTTGCCTGAGATGTGTCGAATACCATTATGTAGAATCTTAAAGGAGACGGGAGTACCGTTAGGTAGGGGCATAAACTCGTCGTCCGCGTGCAGGCCATCCACATGGATCAGTACTGTAGCGGTGTCTGCAGTGATCGTAACCTCCGACGCCCCGCCCTTCGTATCCAAGAAGATAGCCGCCTCGGCGACCGTGAGTGCTTGTGTTCCTGCCGTTGCCATATCAGACTCCGTTATTTAATGTTGGACAGTTCTCGTACCGCCCGGACTAATGTGGTCACACTATCCAGTCTAACGGTGCCGCTGTTTCCATTCTTAGTAGTTAATCGGTTTGAGTTGCAGTCTAGGATCACATCAAATTTAGGTGCCGTTTCCGGCAGGCTAATAAACACTTGTATCTGAAAAAAGGGCCGCAGCTCTGAAAGTAGGTTACTGGGTACCCGCCCTACCAAACACATCAACATCCTAACTGGGTTTACTTTGTTTCTCGGGAGCGGCTTAACGGCTACTTGAGATATGGGAATTTTCTTAAGTACGTCACTGACCACTATCGCTGTCATTGCTTTCTGTGATTTCTCACAGTGTTGGTCAAGTGATCGGGATGGTGAGATACCTAAACGGTCAAAGGCGTGTACACCTTGCAAGTACGGGTAGCTGCCGATTACGTCAAGCGGGTGTGTGTTCCCGAAAAGTACTAGTCCAGGTACTTGAAGTACTCCGGCTATGTGAGCGAACCCACTATCGCAACCGATAAAGTATTCACAAGTAGATAGCCGTTCAGCTTGCTTCCTAAGGTCCTCGGTTGTGTCGCTACACTTAGAGATGTGTTGGTCATTAAACCCAAACTCATCTTTTGTACCTAAGAAAGATACACTTAGTCCCCGGTCTCGTAGCTCGTAAGCTAATTCTTCCCACTTGTCGTTAGTCCAGCGTCTATTTGGATTTGACGCTGATGGATGAATCGCTACAGATTTTAGTACCCCTTGGGGTGGCTTCTCGAAAGTGAATCTTCCCGGCGATACTTCACGACCTAAACGGTCACTCACCAAACTGTAGTACTCTTGCTGCTTCAACTCTCTGCGATTATTGAATGTACTAGCGAAATCCAAAATCACGTCAAAGCTACGCTGCACTTGTAGGTTGTTGAATCTCTGAACAGGTATTACATCCTGCACACCTTCCAAAGACTTCATTAAATACGTTTGGTGGGCGACCGTCACAGCCGTGACGCAGGCTCCGAGCTTGTGTAGGAATCTGGCCACTGATCCTATAACAATGACGGCGTCTCCTACTCCGCCCGTTATTTTTATTGCAATCTTCAAGCCAGTAACATCGTCGGGCAAGTGTCTAATAGGTTCCGACACCTTATCTGTATCTAATTGCTCAAAGCCCTGCATTGAAGTATCTCCGGACTCTAGTAGCTGCCCAATAAAAACGGCCCAAGCCTAGTCAAACTAGACCGGGCCGCTCGCTCCGGGCAAGAGCATTCTTAAAATTCTTAGTACTTACTCGGGTCAGCCCGTATAATCGGAGCCCGACATAGCACAATTTTGGGCCATCACAACCAGGTCACCGTTCTCGACTTGGAAATCAACCCTGAAGTGAATCGTAACCTCCCACATGTCTTGACGAGGTTGTCGATCCCATTCAATCGTGATATCACGCTGCACAAAATACACAAGATTTTGCAAGGGCGTAAGCCAGATCGAGGATCCGTCCGTGCCTGCTGTTCCCCAAGTGAGGTCTTCGGGCATCAGCGGAACTTCCAACATGGGAATACCCCATGGTCCCGGCTGCAATCGCGACTTCAAGTTATTGAAGTGCATTGCACCGTCACCGCCCGCCGTTTCACGGTCGGACCAGTCCAAGCTCCACTTATCGGCAGGACCTGACGGCACGACCCAAACATAGTTCGGCTTGGCTGCGCGGTATCGAGACGGAACCCGACGCTTCATCTCGTAGTAGAGACGTTTCGAGGGAGCCGCACCACCCGCGTCGATCTTCTGAGCAGCCGGAACAGCCGTGTTAAGGATCGTCTCAAAGCCGTTGTTGACGCCCAACAAGTTGTTCTCGGCGGTTGCCGCGTCACCCGTGGTGAGGGATTCGTCGCCTTGAATGGCGGCCAATTCAACATCAATCGAGATACGCTTGGAAAACATCCCCAACAAACGGTCCCGAATACCGGATTTCTCAATGTTGTCTTCGGTGAAGTCAGTCTTGAGATCAAAGGCCGAACGATACTTTTCGGTATCGTAGGTCAAGATACGTTCGGTGGGGTTGTGCGTGGATGCCTTGCTTGTGGTGTGGGCACCTTCCGTAACGATATCGCCGAGGTCCAACTTGTTGATTTCACCCTTTTGGTGATCAATGCGAACCACTCGCACTTCTTGCATCAAAACCGATTCGTTGACAACCAAGTCAATGAACCGATCGGCTTGTTTACGATTGAGTACAGAGTTAGGCAACGACGTCTGGTCGATGGCTGACTTACTCATCAACTGCTTTAACGGCAGTTTAATTTCGAGGTCCATAGTACACTCCAATCGAGTGGAGTCCGAAGAGTCCACCGATAATTAAATAAGGGGTTGGCTTTAAACTAAATTAGCTTTCAAGCCAAGGAAACGAACCATCGAACACTGCGTTCGGGTCGTCGGCGAGATCTTTACCACTAATCGACGATTTCTCGACGTCAGTTTTTACACTCTCGGCCCGTTCGATGCCGGGATTAGGTACTGTTTCTCCAAGAGCTGCTGCCGACTTGGCAACTTCCACAACTTGCCGTTGAGTTGCTTGAAGATTCTCAGCCAAACCGTTAAGCACGCCCATGACTCCTTCCAGAGTCTCAGCCGACTTAGCGACCTCAGCCTTGTCCGTTTCCGTTTTCGTATCCGTTTTCGTATCCGTTTCGTCACCGACAGGAGTTATCACTCCCCCGGCCATTTTTTCTGCCATGGTTTTGAGCCCATCGCCCATCGCCTGCATACTCACACCCAATTGCTTAAGGGTGGGTTCCAAGGCTGAAACCACGCCCGTGGCTACGGTATTGCTGAGAACTTCAAGGTTCTTCTCCGCTGCCGTTTTTTCAACCACTACCTTGGTTTCAGGGGCTTCCTGGGTAGTTTTCGCCGTGTCCGCTGCTTTTTCAACGTCAGTCTTCACAGAATCGTCGCTGGGGGTCGCTTCGGTGGCTGCGTCAGCAGCAGCACCCGTTTTGGTGTCCGTAGACATGCTGCTTGTCTCCTCACTTGGAGTTTCGAGTGACTTGGCTACGTCCACCTGTGTGCTAGGAGCACCTACAAGCTCAGCGACGAGCCGGGTATACGATACTCCGCCTTTCGGCGGTTCTAGGGGAGGTGCCATTAACATAAAGGCCTCCGCCATCTTTATCCTTACGGTCCTCTCAAGATCCAGTGTATCCGAACTTACTTGTTCTGCAATATACGAATCTTGACCTGCTTTGACGTTATCGTACGTAAGATTGTGGGCCTTCAAGTACTCGATTGCCATTCCTGGCGTCTCAAACTTGGATTTAGGTAACTCCACTCTCCATAATTGCACATCTTCTAACGACATACCGGGTACTTCCACAAATTCTCCGTCCACGTTCTTACCCACTACAAAAGTGGACTGATTATGGTCAGGGATATGTGTGATACTGACTTCAAATAAATCAATATCCTTAAGTACTCGGCGAGTAGTGCCATCCAACGATACTTCGTATCCTACCTCTGTGAGGCCTCGCCAAGACATGCCGGACAATTCACCTCGGGCAACTTGGCCAATTACCTCAAGTTGAGTGATTTCCGCTGTAACAAACAAGCCCCGCGTCCCCTTGCGGAGAGACGGGACTTTGGCTTTAGGGAACGTCGTGATAATTTCACGAGTTCGTATGTCCTGAACATTCCAGAGATCGGGATCATCTGACTTTTGAAGTCGTGCGGGGTTCATAGTTAAAACGCGGCCTATTGCCACGTTATTACCCATGGTGTCTACCCAGAACTTATGATTTATCAGAAGAGTTGGGACCGCCATGAACTCTTTAACGTTGAATTCAAAGGGATTGGTCAGATCACCCGACCGATCATTGGTCTCAACCGATGCGAACCCTTTAACTACCAGGGTGTCGATGGGTGTACCCTCACCCTCACCTTCCACTGTAAAGTGGACGGGAGCCGTAAAGTGCATGAGTTCGCGGATTGGTGCTGGCATCAAACCCTCTAACTAAGTCGACAATAGGCAATCATACGTCATCTGGGGCCCCTGTCAACACCCTCTGGAAGTTTTTTCTAATTGTCCAATCGATTGGAGTTTAGAGGTGCCGCCATTCTAGCCCCCACTTAACCCACACCCTCAACTCCCGTTGCTGCCAAAAACACCCAGATGATACTTTTCATCTCCGTCTCATCGAAATTCGTGGCGTTTAGCCAGAGTACGAAACTCATTGTACTCATCAACACAATAAGTCTGAGGGACGTCCATATTGGATGTTTGGCCTCACCCATAATTTATCCGCCCTTATCCTACTTTGTGGCTACCTTTTGACCTGTCTTATTGTTCTTAGGTTTCGGCGAATTTGGGGGTTCCGATTCCGAAGCCTCCTGCCTCTGAGCCGTTACCTGAGATTGATGCTTAATCGTTTGCATCTTCATATCACCTTGAAGTTTCTCGATAGCCTCCTCAAGTTTCACCCGCTCATCCCCGGCAGCTTCGGTCATTTCGTCAACGAACATCATCTTGTTACCCATAATAAAGAACGGGCGGTCACCTCCCGGCAATGGATCTCCAAGACTCGCACGTTTTCGGATAGCATTAATAGTAATGCACCCCTTAACCAGGTAGCCAGACAAGACCTCCATCTCAGCCTTCTCATCTCGAATGTCTAGAGGGTTAAACTTGATAGCAACTAAACGTGTTCCCAGACCACACCTGAAAAGCTTGTTAATTTTTCGAGCCCAGTATTTCTGGGATGGTGTAACAATACGATCTTTGTAGATTTCCGCTTGAGATAATCCTTTACCGCTACCTAGTTCACTGTGTTCACTAATACCAATAATCGCGGGACTTACCCCGTGGGCTGCCATTGTCGATTGGTCGTTGTTCTTTTTAGTATCTTGGAAACTGGCTTCGTTAACGTCCGCATCCAAACGCTCGAATCGTACTTTCACCTCGCCCCGCATTGCTGGGATAGGTACGATCAGTGTCTTATGAGCTTTGCCTTTTACGTGCGTTGAGAAGTATGCGGTTATAGCTTTCTTTACGGGTTCGGCTAATTTAGCTCCTTCGATAATGATAGCGTATCGTGGAACTGTGTTGTGTTCAAAAAACTGCAACAAGTAGTCCCGGATATGTACGTTCGCTAGCAACCAGCCCAGGGCCGGAACTACGTCAGTGTATCCGTAGTAGATAGTATTGCTGTGGTGGCGGGGGATCCAAACGATCTCATTCGCCGCTCGGGAATGTTCTTCAGTAGGTTTGCCTGTTTCCCGATCTACGAGATTCCATCGAGCAGTTTCCGGTGAGGGTTCTCCGTCGATTTTTGGGTCGAATGGCTCAAATGTCCCTGTGATGGGATTCCTACGTTTCGACGTTATCTTGTTCCCAAACGACTGATAGTACATGTACTTGCCAGAATGGACCGTACTACCGTCTGATCGGTCATTCGAGATTACCTCGACAAAACCCTTCCAGCCCTTTAATACCCGCATACGCACAGCCGGAGCGTGGGCTATTCGCCGGACTTTCATGTCCAACGATCGAATAACCTCGATCGCTCCCCACCCGATAGCCTCATAATCCATACAGGCCCGGTCGAGTACGCCCTCAAAACCCACCACCTCATTGGCGTCTTCGATAAAGTCCTCAACCACTTGAACTTCGTCATCTATCTCGGCTTGAGAGACAATACGTCTTCTGGGCGTTTGACCGTTATTTTTGCCCGGTATTAATGACGCGGCCTTGGCTACTAACGATCTAAAGCCGTTCCGTTTCCGGTGTCCCATGTCCGAGTTAGCTTGGGTTAGGTTGCCTACTCTGTCCCGACTACTTGTTCGCAGACCGTCTCCTCCTTGACCGGACCTTACCGCTTGAGTTGGGTCTCCTGTCTCATCCCGTAAATCTTCAACTTCCATCGATTGTACCGGTAGAACCGTACTCTCAGGACTTGTGTCTTTTGGGCGTACTTGACGACCCTCGTCATCCCTAGTGGAATCCTCGTCAGGTTTGACAGTCACCATAGGTACGATTTGGTAATCACGCCCCACTGAATCCGTAACCTTAGTCCGCACCGAACGATAGTGGATTACGTCAACTTCTAAAAATGCTGATAGAAGTTCGGGTGGATACGGGGGCTCAACAATCTCAATCATTGAGACGTCGGCGACCAATTTGTTGTGGCCCAACTCACTTTGCTGCTGAGTGGTACCCTTAGCCGATTTAACGACTAGGGCCCTCGCCGTCGTACGCTGTAAATTTTCTATGTGGTGCTCATCCTCCTGGATGGCATCCTTTTGCTGAATAGTTCTCTCACCGAAGGCTCGCATAGACTGACGAGTCCAATTGGATAGAACATCTGCAGCGGAATACACCGTGTCCTCGTCTTCACCTGTAATGAAAGCCTCAGTTATCTCGACTTCCCCGTCCTCATCTAGAGGTACAGCCGCCTCCATAAGAGCCTCGGCCAGGTCGCCTTCATCCAGGATTTCACCTGTCGTATTGTCAGACATCCGCATTTCCTATCCAACTGCCACGTCATCGATCACCACATCTTGTAGTAATTGATGTGCTAGCATGTCATATGTGTCACAGTGTCTTTGGTGGTCCTTGCCCTTAGTCCATTCATACTTGCTATTGCCTCTAGCATCTTCCACGATTTCCCTAACAGGCATACACATTTCACTCTCGTATTGTCCGTCCAGTATCTCTCTATAATTGGCCGGTAAGATATTTCGCCCCGTGCGTAGTTGAGCGTACGATCTGTCTAATGCTTCCGTTCTATCAATGGACACAATACGGTCCATGATATTGTACGTTCTTCGACGATCGCTGCCTTCTCCCCCATAACGGCAAAGCCACACATCGCAGTTAGCTTCATCCTGGAAATCCATAGCAAGCATCAACTCGGGGGCCGCATCAATTACCACCTTCTCGACGTTATATCGATCCACTAACTCGTGAACTTTCCACATGTCATTAGCTCGGACCTTACCGCAGTATACCATTTGGCGTTTCCCTCGGTCCACCGCCTTAGATATTCGGATATAAAGA